GGCGTCCTCGACGCTCGCGGCACGACCCTTGTGCTCATCCTCGACAGCAACGTGCTGAGCGGAACGCTGTCGATCACGAATCTCTCAGCCACCACTTCCGCGTCCGTCCGATTCACGGTCGGCGCGCAACGATAGGGACTACTGCAATGACGACCACCGTTCCCCAGACCCTCGAGCTTGGCCTCACCCAGGCGAACCCCGGCTTCATCTCCGACGCCCTTCGCAAGGTCGACCTCGGCTCGATGCTGTACAAGCAGGTCGAGACCATCACGCAGGCCAGCTCCACGACCGTGCTGCTCAGCAAGGCGGCGTTCGCGCCGGCGGGCGTGTGCGTGCGCGTGACCGCTGGCGGCTCGCTCGGCGCGTACCTCGTCGTCGACTCGGGCGGCATTGCCGTCGACGTGGGCAGCGAGATCGGCGTCTGCCTGCTGGCCGACGACGGCCTCTCGCTCGAGTTCGCCTCGGCCGTGACCGAGTGCGTCGTGACCTACGCCGCCGCTGCCGCCGCCCTCAAGGACGAGGCATTCGGCTTCTAGTCTCAGCATTCGGTCGGTGCCCCCCTCACTGACCGATAGGGGCTCGGCGGGTACGTCTCCCGCTCGTCGAGCCCCATCTTCTACCGGGAGACACAACCCTCTCGACAGCGTGCCGCCACGCCATACGCGGGCGGTAACTACGCGGACAAGGCACCATGTCGGAAAACACCAGCAGCACCCCTGTACAGGCCGGCGACGCCATTGTGGCGACCGCTCAACCCGTTGTTCCCGGCAACTTCGTCTCGGGCGACGCTGTCGCGACGACGACGAGCGCGGCCGAGGCGCAGACGCAGGGCAAGACCATCTCGCTGCCCACCAGCGCCTTCGCGAAGCTGAAGGCCGAGGCAGCCGAGAAGGGCAGGAAGGGCGCACTCAGCGAGGTCGAGCAGAAGGCGAAGGCTTTCGGCTTCGACAGCGTTGACGCGATGTTCAAGGCGCTCGAGACGTCGCGCTCCGGCGCGTCGGACGAGGTCGTCGAGACGAGGCCCGCGCAGAGGCAGGCGCAGGTCCAGCAGCAGGCCAAGGCCGTCGGCGGGTCGAAGGACGCCGTCGGGACCGAGGCGCTGCGCATCGCGAAGGAACTCGAACGTGCCCGCAAGGAGTCGGAGAAGGCCAGCCGTGAGGCGCGCCGCTACCGGCAGCAGCTCGAGGAGTACCAGGCAGAGAGCGAGATGAAGGAAGTGCTGCTCCGCGCTGGCGTTCGTGAAGAGGTCGACTACGCCCTTTCGCTCATGCGACGGGACATCCAGTCGAAGCTCGAGACGGACCCCGAGCTCGCCGCGTACTCCACCGAAGAGTTCCTCAAGTCCCTTCGTACCAACAAGCCGTTCCTGTTTGGCGAGTCGCGCGTCGCCGCGACGACCGGCACGGGCGGCGAGGGACCGCAAGCACGACCGGCCGCGCCGGGTCAGGCAGCATCCACCATCGCGCAGGCCGAGCAGTTCGACGCCCGCAAGGCGTCACCCGAGCAACTCAAGGCGCGTCTCGCGCAGCTCGGCATTCAGTATTCTCGCGGGTAATAGGGCTCGCGGGAGACAGCTTCGTCTCGGGTGGCTCGCGGAATCTCCGAGACTTTTCTCTTCCGCACAGACTCAGGTGACACATGGCTGATTTCAGCGTCATTGCCCAGAGCGGCCAGGTCCGCGCTCTCGTGCAGGAGGGCTTGCTCGAGCGCGCCTTCCACGACTCCCTCTTCCCCCGCATGCTGTTCCGTGGCGACGCCGAGCAGAAGGCTTGGACGGCGAACCTCGGCGACAGCATGTACTTCACGGGCGCCGGCCTGCTGGATATCAACCTCAAGCCGCAGCAGGCGAACGTCGACCCGACCCCGTCGACGTACTCGAACGAGCAGTGGATTGCTCAGCTCCAGAGCTACTCCGGCTCCATCGACACGAACATCCCGACCAGCGTGAACGCCATCGCTGACCTGTTCGTGCGCAACGCCCAGCAGCTCGGCCTTGCGGCCGCGAAGACGGTCAACCGTCTCGCCCGCAACAAGATGTACAACTCCGCCCTCGACGGCCAGACGGTGTGCGACGGCGGAGCGTCCTCGGGCGCGTCCATCCTGCCGGTGCTGCGCCTCAACGGCTTCACGAGCGCGCGCCGCCCCGACCTGCCCGCTGGCTCGCCGGTCCGCTTCGCTCCGGTGACCTCGGGCAACCCGCTGCCCATCGTCATCAACATCGGTGGCTCGCTCGTCGCCAACACCGTCGTGGGCTACGTCCCGACGACCGCTGGTGACGAGATCGGACCGGGCTCGCTCGTGCTCGGCACCGCTCTCTCGGGCAACGTCGCCGACCGCAACGCGGTGCTCTCGTACGACCGCAGCATCGTCATCCGCGCCGCGTCGAACGGCGGCCAGGGGATCAACTCGACGGTCGACTCCGTTGACGCGATCTTCTCGATGACGCAGATCCGTTCGGCGGTCGCTCGCTTCCGCCAGCAGAACGTGCCCGAGTACGCGGACGGCTCGTTCCACTCGCACCTCGACCCCATTTCCGAGGCCGAGATCTACGAGTCGACCGAGTTCCAGCGCCTCAACACCAGCTTGCCGGACTATTACATGTACCGGCAGTTCGCCATCGGCCAGATGCTTGGCGTCACGTTCTTCCGCAACACCGAGTGCCCGGTCAAGGAGACCGTCATCGGTGCTGGCGACAGCAACGCGACGGAGATCTTCACCGAGGCCGACCCGTTCGCCGGCGAGATCTGGAACGCCGCGAACACCGAGATCCACCGCGTGCTGTTCAGCGGTCAGGGCGGCCTGAACGAGTACTACCAGGACGTCGGTCAGTACATCACCGACGCTGGCCTGACGGGCAAGCTCGCGACGCCGGCCATCACGAACAACGGCATCGAGGTCAACAGCGACAAGGTGACGCTGATCATGCGCGCCCCGCTGAACCGCCTGCAGGACCTCGTCTCGACGAGCTGGCGCTACGTCGGCGACTTCGTTGTCCGCACCGACTCGACCGTCGGCGACAAGTCGCGCTACAAGCGCATGCTGACCGTCGAGCACAAGTAGGCTACGCTGCCATGGTTCGGGCCTCCGTCGCGTTGCAGTCGGCGGACGGAGGCCCAGCAAGGTCGCGACTCGGCAGCTCCAAGCGGAGCGCCACACGACAGCGGCAGCAGTCGTGAGTCGCAACCGAGGTGATGTCCACCGGGTGTGGACTAGCAAACACCTCGCACTGTGGTCCTCGGATGAGGACCACCTACCGGCGGGGCTTCGGTCCGCGCCGGCAACCGGGCAAACCCTGCGGCTTTTGCCGCATGGAACCGCCCGTCAACTTGACACGACGGCTTCGGCCGTCGGGCGTCGAGGGTCGCCAGCTTTGCTGGCACCTCACATGACGTGCGGCGCAGAAGCGTCGTGGGAGCATCGGGGACAACCTCCGTCAATGGTTGGTTCGCTCCCGCGACACACACTCTGCGCCGCGTCTTTTTTTTGAGGTCTCGCATGGGTCGCCCGAGGAAGTATCCGCTCACGCAGGCGCAGCCGGAGCTCGTCGTCGTCGTCGACGAGGCAGAGGCCGTCGAGGCCGCGCCTGTTGTCGAGGTTGCGCCCGTTGTGGCGCCCGCCCAGGTCGTCGTCGACAAGCCGCGCAGCGGCCTCTACCGCGTGACGCGGGGCGTGTTCTTCAATCAGTACGGTGCGTCGCAGTGGCTTGCGGTAGGGACCATCATTGACGAGTCCGTGGTCGGAGCGCAGCACATCGCGGCGCTGAAGCTGCACCGGATTCCGCTCGAGGAGGTGTAGCCGTGTCACTGCTCACCGACAACGAGAAGGCCCAGATTCGGCAGATCCTCGGCTACCCGAACGTCTCCCGACTCACCGCGCTGATGGAACTCTCGCCCGCGCCGCGCCAGCTTTCGTTCCTCCTCGAACCTGCGATGGACGCCCTGCTCCCGCAGGCGGTCGCCATCGTGCGGCAGCTCATCTGTCAGTGCGAGGCCATCGAGTGCCAGCTCGGGCAGAGCGCCGACCGCATGCAGGCCGCCTCGGTGGGCAACCTCAAGATGCGCGCTGACGAGCAGGATGCGCTCGAGAAGCTCTACGTTCGCTTCGGTCGCCGTCTTGCGGACGTCCTTGGCGTGCCGCCGTACCCGCTGTCCGTCCGGTACATGACCGATCAGACCGTCAACCTCGGGCCGTACGCGGGAAACCTCCGCATGCGGCAGATGCACTAGCCGATGTCCTCCTGCTTCTCAAAGCCCAACCCGTACGCTCCGCTCACCTACGCGGAGATCGAGAAGTCGTTCGCGCGGAAGATGATCCCGCTCGCCGACTCGGCGCGCGCGCTCGGTGTGCGGATGGGCCTGAGAACGTACGAGGTGCGCATCGTGCGAACCGCGTGGACGGGCGGCTTCCGTGGCGAGGGCGTCGAGTACGTCGTCGAGGAGCACCAGCTCACGCCGACGCCGATGATGTCGGGTCTCGACGGCATCACGCAGGCGACGGAAAGCGTTGGCCAGATCGAACAGGGCAACGTGACCCTGTCCGAGATCTCGGGCCGCTACTCCGAAGACTTCTTGCGCGGCTTCGGCATCGATGGAACCGCGCCGGGACCGAACGAGCAGGTCTTCTACGAGGTGCGCTACCCGACCGCCGACGGCGACGGCGTGCGGCGTCGCTTCTACCTTCGCGCCGGTCCCGCGTTCTACTCCGACACGGCCGAATGGAAGCTGTCTCTTGAGCGTCAGGTCGAGGACCGGCCGCCGGAGCGGTACTGATGGCCGAGACAGTCAAGATACCGATTCGTGACTTGCCAAAGTACATGCGGGAGCTTGGCGAGTCGTTTGGGCCGTCGCTGCTGGCGGGGCTTACGGCGGCGGCTGTTCGTGCAGAGGCCACGCTGGTGAGCGAGGGTGACCGCAAGGGCGTGGTTAATACCTTTGTGTACCGAGCAGGCTGGACGCATGGAACAGCCATGCGCCTAGGTAACGCATCGGCATCGGTTCGCGTCTTCAACACCGCGCCATATTCGGGCGTCATCGAGCTGGGACGCCGCGCTGGCCGCAAGATGCCTTGGGTTCGCGACGTCCCGCTTGAAGCCCAGCCCATCTACATGTGGTGCATTAGCAAGCTCGGGATGACCGCCGACGAGGCCAAGAAGGCGGCACGTCCTATCGCCTGGTCCATCAAGCGCAAGGGCATCAAGGGGCGCTACGTCGTGCGCGACGTCCTCGGACAACTCGCCAAGGATGGCGCCGAAGAGGTCGCCAAGTCGCTGCGCAAGGGCATGCGCAAAGTTATGCGAGCCCGCGCCAAGGCCGCACCGCCTGCGTTGCCCAGCGGGGGTAGCTGATGTCCTCGTGTCCTCCGAACCAGCCGCCGCTCAGTCCAGTGATGAACGCGCCGGGTCCGCTGTTCTATGCGGGATCAGACGTGACGCCGGTCCTGCGGAACAACGTCCCGCCGAAGCTGACGAACCGCCACGAGACCGACGCGCGCACGGCGCTGACGCGCGGCCTTGCGATGTACCTGCGCGGCCTCGAGTTCGACGGCGGTGCGGGTCGCATCCTCGCGTTCGGCAACCGCGTCTTTGAGAGTTACGCCGACCCCGAGGTGCAGGCGGCCTTCCCGTCGGCGCTCGTCTCTAGCGATACGCCTGGCAACTATGAGGCGTCGCGTCTGACGCCGGGTGAGCCTGTCGACCGAGAGCAGACCAGCGAGGGGAACGCGCTCATCGCGACGAGCGAGTTCGTCCTCGATATGGTCATCGACGTCTGGGCGACAGAGAACCGATCCCGCATGGCCCTCGTCGCCGGCATGGAACACGCACTCTCGCCGACCGACTGGATGTACGGACTCCGGCTTGATCTTCCGTTCTACTTTGGCGCTCGGGCAGGCTACGAGCTCCAGAGCGTGCAGTACGTCGACAGCGAGGAGTCGGCCACTCGCCGCTACCGGCGCGCGTCGATGGTCGTCTCGGGGCGTGTCCCCGTCTATCGGTTCGCGGCGATGCCAGTGGCTCGTCCGCGCTTCTCACTCGACGTTACCGCCCCGCAATAGGATCGGCGGCGAAGGAGTCTCACTATGGGCGCAGGATTCATCCAGCGGTTCGGGTCGTTCCCGTCCGTGCAGCAGATTCAGACCATCGAAGGCGTCGTCATTATCGACGGAGTCGGACCCGCCCAGATCCAGGGCACGGGCACGGGCGTCGTCGGCATCGTTGCCGAGTTTGCTGACGTGTCGTACGCGGTGAAGGTCGAAGGCGGCAACGTCACCTCGGCTCCGAACCCCGTCTTCGTGACCAGCGACGCGGACCTCGTCTCCAAGGTCGGCCCGTTCGACAGCACGCTCGGCCAGTTCGGCGGCGCGTGTGGCAACGGCCTCGCTGACATTCGCGGCAAGCGGTTCGCCGGCCTCGTCGTGGCGCCCATCAACATCGCCTCGTCGAAGGCCGTCCGCCTCGTGCGCGACCTGCCGACGAACGCCTCGGCGACCAACCCCTCGCCGGTCGTTCCGATGGTCGGCGCGACGGTGCAGGCTGGTACGCTGTTCCAGTCGAACACGGCGGGCGACAAGACGAAGTCGGCTGGCGCGGTTGTCTTCTCGTCGGTCGGCGCGTACGCCTCGGGCATCGACGGCGTCGCAGTCGCGGGCGGCTCCTCGGGCGGTCAGCTTTTCAATAGTGCGGGCGGCGCATTCGTCACGAACGGTGTCTCGGTCGGCAGCATCATCGTCATCGGTGTGCTCGGCACGGACGCCGATGCCGGCACCTATCGCGTGCGGCAGGTCGTCTCGGAGACGCAGCTCGTCGTCGGAAAGCTCGATGGGACCAGTTTTGCGTGGACGAGCGACACAGCGATGCCGTGGCGCATCCACGTCGCCGCGACTGCGGACTCCGGCGCGGGCTTGTTCTCATCGCTGGCGCAGTTCAGCGTCCCCGCTCGCCCTATCGCTGAGGATGTCTCGAACGACGTCGTCCTGACGCCCGCCGTGCCGGCCGCTGCTGGCACCGCGACCTCGTGGCAGCCGCTCTCTGGCCTCGCCCTCTGCACGCAGCCCGGCTCGGGCAACGGCCTGACCTACACGGCCGCCGTGCAGGCGCCGAACGCGGCGAACAGCACCGAGTTGCTTGTCAAGTACGGAGAGGTGCTCTCCGCGCTCGAGAGCGACACCGATCCCGCGAACGCGGTCAACATCGTCATGTGCTCGCGCGCCGCGCGGCTCAACGCCTACAACCTGCGGCAGCTCGTCACCAACCGCTCGCAGGCTGGCCTCGGCATGGTCGCCGTCGTGGCGCCGGGCCTTGCCTGCCAGACGCTTGGCGCGGCCACCTCCTCGAGTTCGGGCGCGACGACCGATCAGACCTTCGGCGTGGCCTCGCCTGACGCCGCCGGCCGCTCGGACCGCGTCATCTACACCTGGACCGGCGTGCGTCAGTACAACGCCGACGCGGTGGGCATCAGCATCGCGACCGCGACGGGCGGCACGACGACCGACGGCGTGCTTGACCTGACCGCCGCCGGCCACCTGTGCAGCGTGCTCTCGCTCATCCAGCCGGAGCGCAACCCCGGCGAGCTGACCGACGTCACGCAGTCGGCGCTCTCGACGGTGCTCGGGCAGCAGCGCGGCGCGCCGGTCCTGACGCGGGCCGACTACGAGGTCATGAAGTCCTTCGGCATCTGCGGCATCCGCATCGACCGCTCAAGCGGGCCGGTCTTCCAGTCGGGTATCACGACGAGCCTGACCTCGGGCCGCACGCGCATCTCGCGTCGCCGCATGGCCGACTTCATACAGGACAGCCTCGCGCGGCAGTACAACCTGTACGTCAAGCAGCTTCTCTCCGAGAACATCAAGACGGCGCTCATCACGCAGACGGACGGCTTCCTCGCGCAGCTTCTCGCGAAGGCAACCCCGAACCTGCAGCGCATTGCCGGCTACACGGTCGACCCGACCGGCGGCAACACGCCGGAGCTCGAGGCGGAAGGCATCTACGTCCTCGGCGTCGCGGTTCGTCTGCTCTCTGAGATGGACCAGATCGTCTTGTCGGCGAACATTGGCCAGGACGTAGTCGTTACTGTCGCCTAATGGGCGGTGGCGTGTGCCAGACTGGCGGCATGAAGCCGCCCAAGTGGACCGAGACAGAGGACGCGATCATCCGCGAGCATTACCCGAAAGGGGGTGCGCGGATGGTCGCGTCTCTGTTTGAGAGTCGAAGCGCAGAGGCGGTAAAGTCACGAGCCTATGTATTGGACGTGAAGAAGTCGCCGAGCCGAATGCTTGAAGCCAAGACATGCAGCAAATGCCACGCAAGAAAAGATGCATCCGAGTTTCGGATGCGAGAGCGACAGGGCGCGATGTACAGAAACGCGTCATGTCGCGCTTGCGATGCCAAATACATGAGAGAGCGACCAATCGAACACAGACGTCGACTCGCTCAAAAATGGCAGGCAAAAGCAAAGGCGGTAGGGAGAAAGCGTCCGCCTCGCGTATTGACGCTTGAGCAGCGAGAGGCCTCCAGACAGAGATCGTCTGAGTATTACTACAAGAACAGAGAAGAGCGGCTCGCGAAGGAACGAGCCAAGCGCGGCGCCGACCCGGAGAAATTTCGAGCAGCTGTGCGAGAGCGTCATCGGCGAGACCCATCGGCGGCCAAGAACGCATATCATAAGCGCAAGGCACGACTCATCGGCAACGGCGCCACGCTTACTCGCGCGCAATGGAAGTCGATCATCGCTTGGTTTGCCAATCGCTGTGCGTATTGCGGAATCGAGTGCGAGCGGTTGACGCAGGACCACGTCATCCCCATCTCCCGTGGCGGCGCGCATGACGCGCAAAACGTGGTTCCGGCCTGTCGCCACTGCAACGCAAGAAAGTATGCTCGCACGCCAGAACAGGCCGGTATGCCGATTAGATGGCCCGAGGGGCCGCGAGTGCTAGAGATCAGATGACGCCGCGCCACCCGACGAGGGTGGAATAGGGCGCACGGTGACCCGACGAGGGGCCGTGCGCCTTTCGTCTTTTCGGAGGTTCCCATGCCCAGCTATCGCGTCAGAGGTCAGGAAGTCAGCGTGCAGGTCGTCCAGAACGGCAAGATCGTCGCCGAACTGACCGATGTGAAGTCCTTCGACGTCGAGTTCCAGATGGACGTCATGAAGGAGGGCTACCTCGGCGAGTTCACTGACCGCCGCGACGACATGTTCAAGGGCATCTCGGGCAAGATTGAGTTCCACATCGAAAACAACGCGCCCTTCGACTTCATCAACGCCATCGTGCAGCGGTCGCAGTCGCGCGTGAAGGGCACGCAGTTCAACGTCCAGTCGACGATCAACCTCCCGAACGGGCAGGTCAAGCGGCTGCTCGTGAACGACATCTTCTTCTCCAACGTCCCGGTGAACGTCTCGGGCCGTTCGGACTACGTCACCTACTCGCTGCCCTATGAGGCGGCGGAAGGCAAGTTCCTGTAAGACCGACCGAGGAAGCGCAAGACCAGGGGTAACAACCATCCGTCAGGGAGACGCGCATGATTCCGGGAACCGACAACTCACGACCTGTCTACACCTACCAGATCCCCGCCAAGCTCGCGGTCGAGGCCGAGGTCTCGAGCGTGACGCTCGTTCACCTCACGGCAGCCGAGGAACTCGCGGCGGCCAAGCGCGCAGGCGGCACCGACGCGATGCGTCTTGGCAGCGAGCTCGCGAAGGCGGCGCTGCACAGCATCAACGGCAAGGCGCTGTCGGTGACCAACAACGAGAAGGAGCAGGCGTGGCACAAGCTGCATCCCAAGCTCCGCTCGCTGGTCCTGCAGGCGTACAGCAAGTTGCACGCTCCCGAGAGCGAGGACGTCGAGTCTTTTCTCGCGAGCGAGGCCGTCGAAGCGGTGTAAGCCTCGCAGGGTTCGTCACCGCCTATGCTCAGGTGCCGGTGCGCGAGCGGGTCGAGTCGATATGGGAACTGGTCGCCTTCTGTGGGCGGTACGGACACCAGTCGATTGGCGACCTGCTCGCCATGCCGCTGGCTGAACTGACTCAATTCTCGCGCGCGCTTCAGAAGTTGATTGAGCGCGAGGCAGACCCGCTCCACGAGCGGGCAATGGCGGGTGGCTGATGGCGACCGTACAGAACATCGTCGAGCTGCTGTTCAAGGTGTCGGACCAGGCGAGCGGTCCCGGCAAGGCCATCGCCGGCAACATGGAAGGCATCAAGAGCGCCGCGATGGCTGCTGCTGCGGCAGCGGTGGCGGTGGGCGGCGCGATGCTTTATGCCGGCAAGAAGGTCGTTGACCTCGGCACAAAGTACGAGGACACGTCGCTCGCCATCGCTGGTGCCATCTCCGCGTTCAATCTCGCGCCCAATATTGAGCTCGCCGAGAAGGCGGCCGTCAGGGCACTAGGCAACATCGACAGGATGGCTGCCAAGCTGCCCGGCACGACAGAGGACTACGTCGAGGTCTTCAAGCAGGGACTTCCGGCGGCCATCTCTGCCGGCGTGACCGACCTCGACAAGATTGCCGACTTCACTTCGCGCTACACCGCCGTCGCGACAGCCAACATGGTCGATGCCCAACAGGCCGGCAGCGACCTCTCGTTCATGCTGACCGGCGTGGCTGGTCAGCACGTCCGAATGTGGCGCACGCTCAAGCCTCTCATCGGAAAGACGGCCGAGGAGTTCAACAACATGACGGCAGCGGCCCGTATGGCCGCCATCGACAAGTCGCTTGAGGGGTACTCGGGAATGCTCGGCCGGGTTGGCGACACGATGTCTGCCAAGATGGGCGAGGCCGAGGCGCACATCGTTAAGATTGCGCGACTCGCTGGCGGTCCAATCTTCGACGCGATGCTAGACCAGCTCGCCAAGATGAATGACTATTTCACAAAAAACGAAAAGTCAGTAGTTGATATAGGTAGCAGTATCGCCACGACGGTTGTTAACGCTCTTAAGGTGGTGATTGATAACTTTGAGACAATCGTAAGGGTTGTAAAGAATCTGCTTGAGCTGTGGGCGGCCTTTAAGATTGGAGTCGTTGCAACAGAGATTACCTCGGGTCTGTATGCTATCGTTGGGGCGTTCAAGGCTATTACGGCATCAGCAACCGAGGCTGCTGCAGCCGAGGCTGCGGCAAGCGGAGGACTGAGCCTTCTTGTCGGCGTGGCTGCGGCGGCGTTGTCATACGGTGCGATGAAACTGATGGAGCCATCAGGGGTGCCGAGCGGGGCAGCAGAAACCAAGGAAAGCAAGGCGGCGGCAGCAGCGCATTCGTGGCGGCTTAATTTTGAGAGGCAGGCGCAAGCCTTTGCTCCAAACCTTGGAATGAAATTTGCGGCGCGAGATGCGTTTGGGGTGAAAATTATCCCACAGAACATCGGAAAACAACTGGTCACGATGCTTGGCGAGGATTTCCCTAGCTTCAAGGGGGCTAAGCGAGAAGGCTTTATTGAGTTTGCGCGTCAATACGGAATCGAACTGGCCGACAAGTTGCCGACCACCGTGCCACAACTTCCCGGCGGCCCCAAGAAGGCAGACGTCATCATTGAGAACGCGCGCTTCGACATCAAGCAGGCGTTCGCCGAGGGCTACGACCCCGACCGCATCGCGGCTGCGTTCGTCGAGCAGATCGGCTCTACGGCGCTCTATCCGGGACAGTCCGGCTTCGCAGCCGCCGGAACGGGGGCGTAAATGCTGCCGCAATTTTCCATCACGACGCTCGACCGCACGACACCCGCTCGCCTCGTCTTGACGGGCCGCGCGCTGCCGTACCGCCCGATCACTCTCGAGGGCACGCAGGAGCTCGAGGTCGTCTGGTATCCGGGCTTCCCGAACGCGACGGCGCAGGCGCTCGGTCCGCACGAGGAGAAGACGACCATCAAGGGCTTCTGGAAGGACCGCTTCCTGCAGGCGGTCGACGTCGGCACGGCTCCGGCACAGTTGGACGGGAACGACGTCAACTCGGCCGCCGAGCTCATCGAGGCCGCCGACTCGTTCCGACGCCTCGGGTACGAGGTGCAAGTCACTTGGCAGACGGTCACGCGCATCGGCTTCATCACGCGGCTCTCGCAGTCGTGGCACACCGAGCACGACTGCGAGTTTGAGATTGAGTTTACCTGGACAGGGCGCGTGCAGACGCCCATCACGTCGGTCCTTCCTGTCGGGCAGAACTACACCGACTTCGCGAACCGGCTCACGACGAGGCTCGTCGACTCGGGCGCATACCAGACGACACAGACGGCTCTCAACACGCTCAACTCAGCGGTGGCGACCGTAAACTCCGTCACGCAGGACTTCGGCACGGCTATCAGCCTCGCGCTCGGTCAGATCGCCAACGCGACGCAGGCGCTCGTGAACCTCTCGCAAAACGTTGCGACCGCAGCTCAGCTTGGCGCGGGCGCCGTGTCGCAGGCGACGGGCCTTCTCTCTGGTCTGTCGCGCTCGTACACGATCATCGCTGACTCTCTTGCCAGCAATGAATCGGCCATCAAGTTCGGCTACTCGCAGTCCGCTTTGTACGCGACGGGCGGAAACACCTTTGCGTCGCAGCTTGTCGCCGACACGCAGTTCTCGCAGACGAGCAACACGCTGCGAGGACTCGCACAGCAAACGACCGAATGGGCCAAGCAGGCACAGACGGTCGACACACCGGCTCCCGACTGGATCTATGTCGCCTCGGAGGGGGACGACCTGCGGCGCGTTGCGACGCTCTACTACGGTGACCCGGCGGCATGGATTCGCCTCGCTGAGTACAACGGTCTCTCGTCCTCGCTGCTCGTAGCTGGACAGCAGGTCAATGTTCCGCCGACGCAGCAGCCGAGGGCCGCATGAGCGGCTTGACGCCTCGTCCGCCGGTCTACCGCCCGTCGTGCCTCGTGCGGCTCAATGTCCGCTTCGACAAGGCGTATCTTCGCGGGACGGACCCTACCGGCACGTCGTCGCTGGAACAGCCCCGCGCCGTCGTGCAGCAGGCGGGCAACTCGTCGGCGCTCACGGGCACGAACAATGACGGCCTGACTGAGTCGATTGTGATTCGACCTATCTCGGCAAGCGTAGAGGTGCCTTCGCCTCGCGAGGCCGGTCGTTTCTCTCTGGAGTTTCTCTATAGGGACTTCCCTGTCGACCCGCGCATGTTCAAGGCCATCGCGTGCGACGTCTACATGGGCGGCGTCTCCGCCGACAAGTCCGCGCAGGGCATCGGTGGGCAGGGCTACAGCCTCTCAAACAATCCGGCGCTCGTCTCGCTCACCGACGACAACCTGGTCGTCGTTGGCATCGTCGACGAAGTGCGGGTACGGCACGATGGGCAGATGAGCCGCGTGACGCTCGAGGGGCGCGACCTCCGAGGCGTGCTCCTCGACTCGCCCGCGCCGGCCGCGCTGTTCACACAGCTAGACCTTCGCAAGCCCATCCAGAACGTGATCCGACAGATCATGGACAAGCACCCCTTCGCGTCCACACTGTCGCTCTGGTACTTCCCCGACGAATGGAAGGTGCCGGGGGAGGGCTACTTCGGTGTTCCGCCGAGCCCGTATTCGTCCGACGGCTCGACGCGGGTTCGCCTTGGCGCCAGCGGCAAGGAGAGCAAGGGCACGCCGAAGACCGGCGAAGAGGTCTCGTTCTGGGACCTCATCACCAACTACTGCTTCCTCTGCGGCGTGCTGCCGTACTTCTCGGGAAACAAGCTCCTGCTTCGGCGGGCGCGATCGTACTGGTCGCAGATCGGCACCATCCGAGGGATGATCTACGGGCGCGACGTCCTCAGTCTTGAGATGAACCGCAAGTTCCAAGGGTCGAACGGCAGGAAGGGTGCCGCTGTCATGGTGACGTCCATCAATATCGACAGCCCCGAGCGCGGCAATGGTCGGCTGATTGAGGTGACCTACCCGCCCGGCATTCGAGTGCTCGACACGGGCAACCCCGACGACAACGCGAAGACCAAGAAGGCAAAGAAGGCGCTGCTCAGGACGAATCGGCTGTCATTCACGGCCGGAGAGGTCGTTGAGGTGCAGGCGGGCCAAATCTCGCCGAGCGGCACGGTGGCCTACTCAGACGTCCTGCGCGTGCCCGTCACCGGCATCAAAGACCGCAAGCAGCTCCTTGAGGTGGCGCAGGCCATCTACGAGGAGGTCCATCGCGGCGAGATGTCGGGCGCCTTTGAGACGGCGAACCTCGCGACCTACGGGCGACCAGACCTTGAGGCCGACCTTCTCAAGCTGCGCCCTGGCGATGCTGTCCGCATCCAGGTGGACGAGCGCCTCTCGACGGGACAGGCACCGGCCGTCTCGCCGTTGCAGCAGGACGCGACGACAGCGGGAGCGCAGCGCATCCGCGAGATGATGAACCGTGGTTTCCCCGAGCGCATGGCGCGAGCCATCGTGCAGTCGTTTGACCGAGGCGTTCCCGCTCTCGCGCCCATCTTTCGAGCGAAGCACGTCAAGTTCGACTACAGCGTGACGACGGGCGTCAAGATTACCTGCGACTTTGAGAACTACGTCGAGGCGACTAGCGGCAAGGCGGGCGTGTCGGTGACGACGAGCCTTCCGACGACAAACACGACCGGCAACGTGCCGACGGCGCTGCAGGCCGTCGAAGTGCCGAGCGCGGGGTAGGAGGCTACCATGCGACGAGCAGCCAGCGGCCTCGACTTCAACATGCTCTCGAAGGCGATGACGCGGCCGGGTATCGACCCGCGTTCGTGGTGCTCGCTGGCAATCGTGCAGTCGGTCGTCATCGACGAGGCGGCGGGCGTCTTCTGCGATGTCCTGCTGATGCCGTCCAAGCGACGCGAGACGGCGCGGCTCGGGGCGGCCTACGCAGGCTCGGGCTTTGGCTTCTACGCGCCGGTCAAGGTCGACGACGAGGTGCTCGTCTCGGCTCCCGGCGGCGACCCCGCGCAGGGGCTTGTCATCACGCAGCGGCTCTGGTCGCCGGCTGATGTTCCGCCGGCAGGGCTCGAGGCGACGCCCGAGGACGTGGTGCTGGTCGTCGAGGCCGACAAGTCGCTGCGGCTCACGGTGCAGGGCGGCGGCGACGTCGTCGTCACGGCGGTGGACGGCAAGGTGAAGCTCGGCGGCGAGGCGGCGACGAGGGGCGTGGCGCGACTCAACGACACGACGGCGGACGGAACGCTGGCTTTCACGGCCGCGCCAACCGCGCCGCCGGGCTCTGGCTGCATCATCACGGCGACCTATACGTCGCCGAGTGGCGCGGTCTCAACCAGCACGGTGACACTGTCTGGCGCCGTTTCGGGCGTCGGTGCGGGAACCATCGCCCTCGCCGGCAAGATCAACATGGCATCCGACAAGGTGGTGAGCGAATGACGGTCTCCGGCTACGGCTACCAGGCGTGGGGGACGTCGCCCTTCGGCGGTCTCACCGTCGGCGTCATCGACTTCGTGCGGGCCTTCGCGGCGGGCGACCGCATCGTGCTCGTCGAGCTCAACTACGAGCCGCAACACCTTGGGCCGCAGTACCCGGGCGACGCGCTCAACCCCGCGTCGTGGCTCGTCGTCGGGCCGGTCCGCAACGCAGCAGGCGTCATCACCGGAACCAGCGACCGCGTCGTGGCCTCGGTCGAGTACGTCAACGCGACGACCTACCGGCTCATCACACTGTTCCCGCTCGGGCCGGCGACGGACACTCTCACAGTCTCGACGGTCGGCCTGCGAAACCCTGTCGGCGCGGTGCAGCCCGACGTCTCCATCTCGTTCGACGGGTGCGCGCAGGCGCCGCAGCTCGTTGCGCAGCCCGGCACCACGGGCGACCTTCGCAACATCCAGCCGCAGGTACTCGACAACCAGGTCTCAGGCACGCTGCAAGTCGGCAGCGACGGCGACTACCAGCTCGGCACCGTCGAGGAGACGGTCCGCAAGCTCATCATCCGGCGGCTGACCATCCCGCTCGGCGGCTTCACCTGGCTGCCCGACTACGGCCTCAACCTGCCGGTCAAGGGGCTCGTCTCGCCGAGCCAACTCCCCGTTATCCGCGACACGATCAAGAACGCAGTCCTCCGAGAGCCCGAGGTTGTCGACGTCAGCGTGCGCGTGTCGCTGCAAGGCGACGGCATTGTCATGGTCCAGGTGCAGGCGCGGCTGCGCACCGGCACGACCGTCAGCGTCGCGACTCGCGTGGTCGCGGCGGCATAAGAGGTGACCTGTGGACCGTCCTACCTACGCCGACCTGTTCTCCATCGCCCGCAACCAACTGTTGCTCGCGAACCCGCGCCTCACGGCCGTTGACCGTCCCGGCTCGGACGCCAACGCGCTCGTGGCGAGCATCGCAGCAGTCGGCGACGAGGTGGCGCAGCAGGTCTCCTACGTCGCTGCGGCGTCGTTCCTCGACACGGCGACGGGACTGAACCTCGACCGGCTGGTCTTCGACAGGTACGGCCTCGTCCGCAAGCCGGCGGCGGCTGCGCTCGGGACCGTTCAGTTCACCTCGGCGACCGGCGCGGCCTCGACCTTCGCGATTCCGGTCCAGACGAAGCTCGTCACGGCCGACGGGACGCAGTTTGAGACGACTCAGCCGGCGACATTCTTCCTCGGCAGCCACGGGCCGGTCGACGTCCCCGTGCGCTCGGTCCTCGCTGGCACGACACAGCAGGCTGGCATCGGCGAGATCAACACGCTCCTTTCGCCGGTCCCCGGCGCGGTGGCCGACCTCGCGGTGACGAACGCCCTCGCGACGGCGGGCGCTGCCGACCCTGAGACGGACTCCGAGCTCCGCGAGAGGGCGCGACGGTTCTTCACGACGGTTCAGCGCGGCACCCTCGCTGCCATCGAGCAGGCGGCTCGAGGCGTCCCCGGCGTGCGGTACGCGGCGGCCTTTGAGGACGTGGATGCCTACGGGCAGCAGACCGGCTACGTCTCGCTCGCGGTGACTGACCAGTACACGGACGCACTCGCGGTCCTGACCTCTCCCGTGGCGACCTACCAGCACCAGTCGCAGCAGCTCGCCGAACGGGTAGCTCTTGCGGTCGACCAAGCTCGAGCGGCTGGAATCTACGTCGCGACGGTCGTGGCGCAGGTTGTCCTTCAGCCGGTGACGTTGCTCTTGCGTGTGAAGGCAGGCTTTGACACGCAGACCGTCTCGCTTGAGGCGCGGGCCGCGTGTGTGCAGGTCATCAACAGGCTTGCGCCTGGTGCTGAACTCACGGTGGCTTCGCTTGAGGCGGCACTGGCAAACGTGAACGGCTTGTATCAGTCGACCGACACGGTGCAACTGCCGGTTGCAACGGTTGTTCCGACGCCTCTGCAGGTCATCCGCACGAACCTTCAGCTCGTCGTGGCGAGCTAGTCGATGTCGCTTATCCCCTGCCCCATCAACGCCGACACGCCGGAGCAGCTCGTTGAGGTGCTTCGCCGGTTCCTGCCGCCCGAGTACCTCGACCCGATGGAGCCGCCCGGCACGGGAGCTCCGGGCGCTCCCGGCTGGGAGGTCATCCTCGCGGCGTCGCAGGCTCTCTCCCGCGTCAGCGCGGCCGCCGAGCGGCTCGGGTGCGGGTTGTTCTTCCTGACGGCGCCCTCGGGCGAGCTGTCGACCGCGACGGTAACGCTCACCCGCGCCTCGACCTCGACGGGCGTGCTCGGCGTTTTTACGGTCAAGGCGGGCTCGTCGGTCGTCGCGACGAGCGGCCGCATCTACTTCACGAGCGAGGACGTCACCTTCGGCGCGACTGACCTGTCCGTCTCGGTGCCGGTCGTCTCGTCGGTCGCCGCCTACTGGCTCAACACGGCGGTCGTCGCGGGCGTGACGACGGTGCCGGTGACGACGACGTGGTCCGTCGGCTCGCTGACGCAAGACCCGCCCTTCTCAGACACGACCATCACGGTCGATGCCGACGGCAGCACCGACAACGGCGTCTCTCCGTTCCTCGAACTGCTCGGCAACGACCGTGGCCTGACACAGTACCTCGGTGAGAGCGACGAGGCGTTCCGGCTCCGCTGCCGCACGTTGCCCGACACCATTACGCCGGGCGCCATTCAGCGGATGCTGACGCGCATCTTCGGGCCGCAACCGGCTGGCTTCGTGCAGTCGTTTGAGTACCATGACCTTTGGGCGGTTGACTTCCAGACGGGGTACGACATGCCGATGGACTCGGACCCAGTCGTCTTCGTGTACGACGACCCGCGCCCGTATCCGCCCTCGCGGAATCGCTACCTTCCCCGCAACTACCTGCAGGCGTTTGTCGTGTCGCTCGCCAACAACTCCGGTTCCATCGCGAACTCGACCTACGGCAGCTTCACCGACCAGCTTGCGGCCATCAAGGCCGCCGGCGTCGCCCCTTTCGTCCTCTGGGAGAACACTTGATGCCCACGATCACTCCGCCCTTCCAGCGTCGCATCACGAATCCGCTACAGCGGCCGCTGTCAAGCGACCTTAACCTGCAAGCCTTCTACGACTCGGTCACGCAGGCGTATCTCGCTGGCGCGGTCTACTCTGCGTCGCCAGGCGGGAACCCGACCTTCGCCACTGGCTTCATCGGCAACAGCTTCCGGTGCTTCGCGAGCACAACATCACGCGAGGTCGTCGTTCAGAAGGGGCTTGGCTTCATCAACGCGGCAACTGCATACGACGAGGACGACATCAACGGCATCGCGGGCGTCAACGCGGGTTCGTACGCTCCTATCGTCTGCCAGCCGAGCGACCCAGACGCGGCAGGTCTCTACCTTGAGATTGCCGACCTTGCGGCCGGTCTGTCTCGCATCGACATCGTGTGCGTCAAAGCGCCTGATTCCCCAACGGCTGAGCAAAGCATCGGACTCCTCAATCCGACGTCGAGCACTTTCTCGTTTCAGCAGAAGCCCACGCAGTTCACTGAGAACGCACTTTCCTTGCCAGACTTCGTCATGGTCGTGACCGGCACCGCGACCGGCGGAACGCCGACCGCTCCTTCAGTGCCGTCGGGCTACCTTGAGATCGGCCGCATCTACGTTCCCACGGGCTCCGGCAATCTCTCAAATTCGGACATCGAGGACCGCCGGTTCGTGCTGATTCCGCACGGCGGCCGAGCGATGACGCTCGAGTTTGACGCTCGGCTTGATGGCTCGACCGTGCAAGGCTTCGACTTCGGCAACAACGGTGTGCATGCAGTGGTGCGCTCCGTCTACGAGACGCCTCCGTCTTCGGGCTACAAGTATTTTGAGGTTTACGTCTCCTCCGGCTCGGTCAGCCCCTCGGTGTTTCGCTTGAACGCGGCAGGGCTGGCGATTGTCGAGACCGCCACCATCACCGACTTGCAGATCGCGTTGACGTGCGGCGTCAAGAGCCGGTCGACGGTGACGCGCGCCTCGGCTCTCCCCATCTTTGAGGCAGCGGGCACCTTCGACGCACTCATCGGCCCGACGGTGGCAAAGTTTATCGTCATGGCGGGCAAGGCATATCAGGGTGGTGGCTACGCGGGTATCGACATCAGTGCGACGGAAATTGACAACTTCATCGTGCCGCCGACTGTGCGCCTCTCGCTCTTCGCTCAGGCTTTCTAAGGAGACGCCCATGGCAGCCATCATCTCGATCAACAGCGGAACCGGCGGCGTCTCCGACGACAACATCACGCTGGGCTCGACGGTCTCGCTCTACAGCGTCGACGCGGCGACCACCTACCAGTGGGCCATCGTCTCGCAGCCGGCGGGGCCGACGGACGCGCTCGTCACGCCGACGCAGCGCGGCGCCTCGTTCGTCGCATCGAAGGAGGGCTCGTACCTCCTGCTCCTGACGGTCGATGACGGCCTGCCGACCGAGTCGAGCCAGCAGCTCATCGCGGCGGTGCGCGAACTCGAGACGGGTGATCGCGTTCCGGCCATCGGCGAGACGGTCGAGAACAGCGCGAACGACGGCTGGGCAAACCCTGTTGACGCGATCCTTCGTCGGGTGACGCAGTTCACCGAGGCGGGCGTCCTGCCGGGCGTTGCGGCCGAGTCGATGGTCGTCGGCAACGTGGTCTACGCAGGCGACGTCTACACGCTCGCGGCGGGGCTGCCAGGCGAGCGCGTCGTCGCGAGTTGGTCGAAGGCCCACGCTGACGTCGCGGCCGAGGTGCAGGGCGTCTTCGGTGTCGTCGCGGGCAGTGTGGACGGCGGCAGCATCGCGGCCAACGACGTCATCACGGTGCAGACGACGGGTCTCTATCAGGGCGTCCCGTTTGGCTCCGCGCCAAGCGTCGGCGACCCGGTCTACATCTCCGACGCGGCGGGCCTCGCGCTGACGCCCGGCACCATCAAGCGGCAGATCGGCACCGTGTGCGCGGTAGGCGCGAGCACCTACGACATCATGGTCGGACCGGCACCGACAGAGTTCGACGCGACAGCGGGAGGCGACCTCTCGGGCATGTTCCCTGACCCGATGGTCATCGGCCTGCAGGGTCGCGCCGTCTCAGCGACCGCTCCAAGTTCGGGGCAGGTGCTCGGATGGAGCGGCACCGACTGGGCGCCGACAACGAACGGTGCTGCTCCGACGGGCGCGGCGGGCGGCGTGCTCGGGTACAATGGCAGCTCCACCTACCCGAATCCAAACGGCCTCGCGCCGACGCTTGGCAGTAGCATTCCCGTACAGGGCACTATCGGGGCTGTCACTTCGTTTGACGTGGACTCTGTCACCAGCACCCTCAAGGCGCCAGGCCTTGCCATCAACGCGGCACAGAACGGCGGCTCGGGTGCTGGAGGTGACGCCAAGCTCGTGGGCGGGACCGTCAGCATCGGCGCCGGAGGCAACGCCTATTCATACGGCGGCGACGGCGGTACGGCCGGCGGCTCGGCGCAACTCAACGGCGGCGGCTCGGCGGACGCCAACGGTTCGAGGGTCATCGCTGATGGCGCGGTCGGAACGACCGGCGGCATGGTCACCGTGCTCGGCGGAGCTGGCGATGACGGTGGTGCGATTGAGGTGACTGCCGGTCAGGCAAACGCGGGAACCGGCGGAAACGTCACCATATCTGGTGGCGCAGCGAGTGGCGCAGGCGGAAACGCAACGCTTCAAGCCGGGAATGGCGTTGTCGGAGGCGCAATACTCATCGTGAGCGGAGATGGCTCAGGAGGCGGCGCAGGAGCGCTCGATATTCGAGGAGGATCCGGCACTGGCGGCGCGGGCGGCCCCTCAATGATGCAGGGTGGGTCTAGCGTGTCTCACGGCGGCGGCCTTGCGTCAGTCGTGGGAGGAGAGGCGTCGGCGTCGGGCGCGACCTCGGGCGGCGCGACGGTCGACGCGGGGGCCGCAACCGGCTCGGCGACGGCAGGCGCCGTGTCTCTCGGCAGGAACAACGCTGCCTCGGTCGCTATCGGTCGCAGCGGTCAGGACGTCAAGACCTACGGCCGAAACGTCGAGATGACTGACTCTCGTGCGGCCGTGGCGGCCACGACGCTACCTGTCAACGCACCGACCATCCTGCTGACCAACGCGGGGGCCATCGACCTCAACGGCGGCAATCCCGAAGTGCAGACAAGCAGCATCACGACGGGGACGCGCGTCACCATCATTCAAACCGGCGCGGGAACGACGACGTTCCGAGACTCTAGCGACGACGCGACGAGTGCATTGCAACTCTCGGCAGCCTCTCATGTCCTCGGGCAGTACGACGCACTGACGCTGGTCTTCACCGGCACGGTCTGGGTCGAAGTTGCCTTTGTCAACAACTGAGGTTCTCGATGCTGATCCAGCTCACAGGCGTTGTTCGTTCGGGTGGTCGGCCGAGTCTTCGCGTGCCGCCAGACGCAAGGCAGGGACTCCCAATCCTCGCGGCGATGACGAACCGCGTGCTCCTGACGGTCGTGGATCAGCAGGGCGCGGCGGTCGACCTCTCGAGTGCGGGGCTGACGCTGACCGTAAAGCGGTCGCCTCGCGACCTGTCGTCGCTGCTCTCTGTTGCTGGCGTCGTGCTACCGGAGCTTGGGCCGAACCTTGTTGAGTTTTCGCTCTCGCCCGCGCAGACCGCGTCCTGGCGAACGACCGGCTACTGTTACGACGTCGTGCTTCAGCGGCTTGATGGCTCGCTAGAGGCGGTCATTCCGACGTCGCCGCTCTATGTCACGCCCGCAACCTACGGCGGCGTCTCGCCCGGTCCCGGTCCGACGCCGACACCGTCAGCAGTTCGCGGGACGGTGCCTGCGCCGGGCGGTCCGTATCCTGCGATTCCCGCTGGCACGCCGGTCGCTATCCTCGACGGTATCGTGCTCATCGTAGCCGACGCGGGCAACCCTGCAGCCATGCCTGCGGTTGGCCTCTACACGGGAGCGACGACCAACTCGGTCCGCACCGACGGCGTGGCGGAGGGACTTGTCGGACTCCCGCTCGACGCGCCGGTCTTCGTCGCTGTCGGAGGCGGCCTCACGGGCACGGCACCCTCGGTCTCGGGGCAGACGGTGCAGCGTCTCGGTAAGAGCATTGGGACGACGAACGTCTTTGTGGAACCCGGCGTTTCGGTGCGCTTGGCATAGGAACGAGGGGCGATGGCTACCCTCACGACACCAATCAAGGCATCGCTCCAGACGGGGTATTCGTCGCCGCGCTTCGTGCTCAAGGCTGGCGACACGCTGCCCGTCATTCGTGTGCAGATCGTGTCGACTTTCGGAGCTGCAGACCTGACTGATGCGGTCGTCACCTTCCGGTGGTGGCCTGCTGGCTGCGGGTGTCAGGCTCCCGAAATGGTCTTTGAGGCGGTCGCGACCATCGAAGACGCGCCGAAGGGCATCGTCTCGTATGCGTGGGTAAACGGCGATACCGACGTACCGAACACCTACGCCTGCGAATGGGTCGTCGAGCAGGGCGGGAAGCAGTTCACCGCCCCGAACGACAGCGCCGTCGAGCTCCTCATCCTTCCGCGCTACTGACGCAACGAGGCATCCATGGCTGTTTTCATCCCACTCGGCGGCGGCAGTGGCGGCGGCGGTTCTCCGACCGGCCCTGCCGGCGGCGACCTCTCAGGGAGTTATCCGTCACCGACAGTCGCCAAGTTGCAGCAGCGTCCGGTCGCGTCGACAGCTCCAAGTGCTGGCGAGGCGCTTGTCTGGAACGGGTCGCAGTGGGCTCCGGCAATCGTCGCAGGTGGCGGCGTGCCTGGTACGGTGCCGGCCATTGGCGGACCGTATGCGGGAATCCCTGCAGGCTCGCCGGTCGCGGTGCAGGGCGGCGTGCTCGTCAGGGCGGATGCTGGCGACCAGACCAAGATGCCGGCCATCGGCGTCTACGACGGCACGGGAACCAACCTCGTCCGCTTCGCGGGCGCGGGCGTCTACTACAGCGGCCTCGCGGTCGATGCTGACCTCTACGTTGCGGTCGGGGGCGGGCTCACCGCCACTCCGCCATCCTCGTCTGGATACGTCACGCAGTACATCGGACGTGCCATCAGCGCGACGAGCCTCTCGCTGTCTCTGAGCGACGCGGTCAAGAACTCCTAACCACAAGCCCGTGCCGGCGGTTTCCGGCAGCGTGAAAGGGAATCCTCATGGCCGGAACGACGTACACGAATCAGCTCATGGTCTTCGTCAATGGCAAGCTGGTCAAGATCAGCTCTGCCGACAACCTCTCCATCGGTGGCAGCTTCACTGCTGACGCCTTCATCGGCGACGGGTCCGCTCTGACGAGCCTCACGTCAGGCAACCTCGTCGGGGCGCTGCCTGCCATCGACGGTTCTGCGCTGACTGTGCTGTCCTCGTCGGCGCTGTCGGGCGCTCTGCCCGCCATCGACGGCTCCGCCCTGACGGTGCTCTCGAGCGCCTCGCTCGTTGGCGCCCTCCCTGCGCTCGACGCCTCGGCGCTGACCAGCCTGACGGCCGACAACCTCGTTGGCGCGCTCCCGGCCATCGACGGCTCGCTCGTCACGGGCCTTGACGCGGCGCACCTCGCCTCGGGCATTGTGGACTCGGCTCGAATCAGCGGGTCGTACACGGGCATCACGGGCGTCGGGACGCTGAGCTTCGGCACCTGGCAGGCCGACGCCATCGCCGACACCTACCTGCAGACCATCTCGGCTGCGGGGAAGGTCGACAACAGCGCGACGACCGCCACCGACCTCAACACGGCGAGCGCCATTGTCTCGCGCGACGCGAGCGGCAACTTCTCGGCCGGCACCATCAGCGCCGCGCTCAACGGCAACGCCTCGACGTCCTCGCAGTGGGCCTCGTCGATCAATGTTGCGTTTTCGGGCGGCGACGTCTCGGGCAACTTCGATATCGACGGGTCGGGTCCGGTCTCGGGCATCGCCTTGTCCATCGGCACGGGCGTCGTCACGAACGCGATGCTCGCTGGCGGGATCAGCGACGACAAGCTCGACACCATCAGCACGCCCGGCAAGGTCGCCGACAGCGCCCTGTCGAGCAATGTCGCGCTCCTCAACGGCAACCCGGTGGCGTTCCAGAACGACGTGACCATCGGCGGGTCGCTGACGGTCACCGGAACCATCACCTCGGGCGGGTCGGTCAACTCGACCGTCAGCAACGCCTTCCTCAATCTCGCGGCCGGCAACGTCGGCACGGCGGCTCTAGCCGGCGGCCTCAACGTCAACATCAAGAAGGCGACGGGCTTCTCGATCGTCAGCGCCACGGCGTTCACGGCGGCCGTTGCGGCGGTGTCTGACGCCACTGCCGTCATCAGCGGCGGGTCGGCCCTCTCGCTTGGCGACATCATCCAGGTGAGCGGAACGGCGGCCGGCACGAACGACGGTCTCTACGTCGTCTACGCCTCTACCGGCACCCTGCTGACGCTCAAGAGCATCGGCCTGCACTCGGTTCCGTCCTATCTGCCGTTCTGCCGCAACCAGGTCACGACCTCGACCGGCGAGTCGGCGAGCATCGTCAAGATCGACCTCGCGGTCCTTGCGGTGTCGAATGGCGCGCTCTACAGCGCGATGGGTGCCATTCCGGTCGGTGAGTGGTGCTACGCCTACGCGGCGGCGGCTACCGAGGCCGACTTCGCGACCGGCTACAGCAGCCTGACGCACGTCGAGCAGAGCCTCCAGCTCGCGTACGACGGCGGCTCGACCATCCTGCTCGCGAACGGCAGCGACCTCGTCATCAGCAAGCCCACCTCGGGCAGCGCGTCAATCGAACTCAACGCGAACAAGGCGTCCAAGTTCGAGGTGGACGGGGCGAGCCTCTCGCTCAAGACGGCGAGCAGCGGCGACGTGATCCTCGACGCGGCAGGCATCATTGAGGCCAAGTCGCAGATCATGTTGGGCGACAGCGTCGGCTTCGTGCAGTCGTTGGCGGCTGGCGTGGGACAGTTCGAACTCTGCTACATCGACTCCTCTGGCATTGCCCAGAAGATCAGCTCGGCGATGCAGCAGGAGCTCGACTGCGTCTCGCTTGAGGCGAACGGCGGCGGCTCGGCGGCTGACAAGAAGGTGGCCTCGGTCGTTGGTGCGAAGGTCTCCGTCGTGGTCAGCGGGTCGGCGGCTATCGGCGACGTGCTCTACGTCTCGGCCACCGCTGGTGAGGCGACCAGCGTCGTCCCGACCTCGGGTCGTATCATCAAGGTGGGCAAGGTCGTGGGCGCCGCGAGCGGCTCGAACTACCCGATCATCTACCTGCCGCAGTACATCGCCGACATCTAGTCGACGACGCAAGGCATGGGCCGTCCGCTGTCCTTCGGGGCATCGGGCGGCCCTTTCGCGTTGCTAGGAACGGGTGAGACGACTTTGTCCTGTGAAGGGATACCGCATGAAGCCCGTGATTCTGCTCGACGCTGGCAACCTCGTCGGCCTTTCCGGCTCAAACGCTGGCGACGTTCTGACCTGGAACGGAAGCGAGTGGCTCGCGCAGGCTGGCGGCGGTGGCGGCGGCTCCGGCACGGTCACCAGCATCACGGCGGGTACAGGTCTTGACGGCGGGACCATCACCGTCTCCGGCACTATCTCAATGCCGAACGTCGGCACGCCGGTCACTGGGTATGGCAGTGCGTCGAAGACGGTGACGCTCTCGACGGACGCTCAAGGCCGTGTGTCGTCAGCGACTCAGCAGGACATCGCCATCACGCAGTCACAGGTTGATGGCCTCGTTACGGCTCTCTCGGGCAAGGTGCCGACGACCACGCAGGTCAATACGACGAGCGGTCAGCTCACGGGCGGCGGCGCTCTCTCTGGCAACCTGACGCTCGGCCTCGCGACGGCTGGCACCTCGGGCGACTACGGCTCCGCGTCGAGCGTGCCGGTAATCCACACGGACGCCTATGGCCGGGTCACGTCGGCCACCTCGACGAGCATTGCCATCGCTACTTCGCAGGTCGATGGCCTTGACACGGCCCTCGCCGCCAAGGCCTTGAAGGCGACGACCATCAGCGCGGGAACCGGCATCTCAGTCACGGGTGGCGGAACGCTTGGCGACAACAACACCATCGCGCTCGCCTCGGGCGTCGTGACGGCGGCGACGAAGGGCAGCGCGTCCAAGAGTGCGACGGTCACGGTCGACACCTACGGGCGCACGACGAGCCTGTCGGATCAGGACATCGCGATTGCCGCGTCCCAGTTGACGAGCGGACAGGTCTCTCTCGTTCGCGGCGGCACGGGCATCGACGCCTCGGGCGTGACTGCCGGTGAGTTGCTTGTCGGCGCGACGGGCGGCGGCGCTCTCGCGCTTCAGACCGTCTCGCAAGACGCCACGCTCGCCTCGACTGGCGCGCTGACCGTCAAAGGTCTTCAGACGGTACCCGTGGCCGCAACCGCTCCCGCCTCGGGACAGGTGCTTCAGTACGACGGAACGAACTGGACGCCCGGCGTCATCCCGACCGGAGGCTCGGGCGGCGGCGGCATCACTTACTACTTTGACTACGGCACGACGACGGGGATCAGCCCGACGACTGGCTTGCCGCAGACTCCGGTCGCTACGTCGCTGCTCGGTCGTTCGCACGTTGCAAACGCAACGCCGCTGACGTCGGCAGACCTCGTCAACGGAACGCCGAGCCTTATTTGCGGCTTTGTGTCGGCGGCAACCGATCCCTCCGTAACGGATATCCCCGCCGGTCTTTGGGACTTTAACATCTGGGCAAGTGCGCCGAGCAGCCAGAGCGCAAGCCAGACGAGCATCCAATGCCGTGTGTATCGTTATCGCAACTCGGATAGCAGCTATCTTGAACTGGGGCGTTCGGACCTTGTGTACCTGTACGACCTCGCCACGCGAGCGCAGTACATTCTCAGCGTGACGATGGCGCAGGCCACCATCCTTTCAACTGACCGCATCTACATTGAAATTTGGGCGCAGAAGGCGGTCAACCCCACACGCACGGTCATGCTGTACTTTCAGGCCGACGCGCCTTCGCACGTCCATACGACGTTGCCTTCGGTTGCTGGTACGGGCCTCGTTCACGTCATCAACGGCGTCTTCCAGTCGCCCGCCTCGCCTGCCGACCTCGCGTCCTCGGACGTCACGGGCACGCTGCCCGTTGCCAACGGCGGCACGGGTGCGGCGACTCTGCCGATTCACCAGGTGCTTCTCGGCAACGGCACGAGCGCGATTGACTCGGTGTCGCTCGCGGCGGGACAGGTGCTCGTCGGAACGACCTCGAACAGCCCCTCGGCGGCGACTATCGGCAGCGGGACCGGCGTCACGGTCTCGAGCTCCTCGGGGGCCATCAGCATCGCTATTGGTCAGGCGGTTGGCACGGGGAGCAGCGTCACCTTCGGCGACATCACGGACAGCGGCCTGACGGCGAGCCAGTACGTCAAGACGGACGGGTCGAAGAAGCTCGTCTCAAGTTCGACCATCTCGGCGGGCGACCTGTCTGGCACTGTTGCGGTTGCGAACGGCGGAACGGGCCTGAGCACGCTCACGCTCGGCAACCTGTATCTCGGCAACGGTGCGTCGTCGCCGACCGCTCTCGCGGGCACTCTTGCGGACGACTACGTCAAGTGGAGCGGCTCCGCCTGGACGAGCGCGGCGCTCTCGTCGAATGCCGTGACGTCACTCACCGGCACATCGGGGCAGATCACCGTTTCGGCCAGCGTCGGCAGCGTGTCGCTCTCACTCCCCAATGTGGGTACAGCTCGAACCGGGTACGGCAGCGCATCAAAGACGGTGACGCTCTCGACTGACGCGCAGGGTCGCGTCAGCGCGCTGACCGAGAACACGATCAGCATCACGTCGTCACAGGTGTCCGACCTGTCCTCGAACGCGGTCACCTCGCTCGCGGCCGGAACGGGCGTCAGCGTCTCGGCAAGCACGGGCGCGGTGACGGTCTCTATCGGGCAGTCGGTCGCGACCTCGGCCTCGCCGACGTTCGCGGGCCTCACGCTCTCGAACTTCAGCGTCGCCGGCGTCGTCAAGAACAGCGCGGCCGGCGTCCTCTCGGGCGGCAACTCGGTCAGTCTGACGGCCGATGTGTCGGGCGTTCTGCCGGTCGCCAACGGCGGCACGGGTGCATCGACCCTGCCAACCAACGGCGCTATTCTGGTCGGACTGGGAACGAGCATCGGCCAGCTTGTCGGAAGTGCAAGCGGTGACATCGCTGTCTGGAACGGTGGGGCTTTGGGCTGGGTCTCCACCAACAAGTTGGCGGTGGCAAACGGTGGTACAAATCTGACCTCGTATGCGGTCGGTGACATTCTGTACGCATCGGCAACAACCACGCTCGCGAAGCGCGGTATTGGCTCGTCAGGGAACGTACTGACGGTTGTTGCTGGCGTGCCGCAGTGGTCTGCTCCCGCGACGAGCGGGACCGTGACGAGCGTCTCGAGTTCGACGACGCTCTCCGGTCTCTCGCTCACGACGACCGACGGTTCCTCGACCCCTGCGATTGCTCTCACGGGCACGCTCGGGGTAGCGAATGGTGGCACGGGCGCGACGACCCTAACCGGCTACGTCAAGGGCTCAGGAACGCCCGCGCTGACGGCCTCGTCGACTATCCCGGCATCCGATATCTCGGGCCTCTCTGGCACCTACGCTCCTCTCGCCTCGCCGACGTTCACTGGCACGCCTGCGTCGGTTACGGCCTCGGCGGGAACGAACACGACGCAGATTGCGACGACTGCCTTCGTGACAACGGCTGTCGCCAACTCAAGCGGAGCTCCGTACGACGTCTCGGGTGAGGCGGCTGGCACGCTCGCGAACGGCGACGAGATCTGGCACTTCAAGGCGACGCGCGCCTTCACGCTCTCAGCGACTGCGGCAAACCATCTCGCGGGCGCAGTGACGGGTCCGTCGGGCACTTGCGTCATCACGGTCTACAAGAACACCACTGGGACGCAGGTCTTCACCATCACTTATACGGCGAGCGCGACCGGCGTCATCGGCAGCGTGACGAACAACACGGTCGCGCAAGGCGACCTTCTCTTCGCGAAGATCACCAGCGGGCCGAGCACCATCTCGAACCCGTACTGGACATTCTACGGGACGCTCTAAGCCGGAGGCCGCATGGGCGTCGTTTGTGTGCATCGATGGAAGGGCGCGGTCAACGTCGACACGACGCAGCAGAAGACCGTGGGAACGCTTGTGTTCCCCGGTCTCGCGACGTTCACGCTCGACACGACCGTCACCTGGGCGGCGGGCGTCTACAGCCTCATCGACTACACGACTTTCGACTACGCCGGCAGCGGCTCGGGGTACGCGAGCGGACAGGCGTGTCTTGACGCGCTCGTCAACGTCGTCACGACCGGCACGGGTCGCACCGCGACTGCGCTGACGGACGACACCACGAACACCCGCATCACCGTGACGCTGGCGTAGCAAGGAGTCCTCGATGGCAACAATTCTGAAGGCCAACAACTCCACGGCTCTCAACGCTCCTGGGTCTTGGGTTGGCGGCGTTCTTCCCACAGCAACAGACGTTGCCCAGTACGACAGCACGGTCACGACAGTGACCAACGTCAACTTGGGCGCGGCACTTTCGTTCCTTGGTTTCTCTGTCACAAATCCCGGTGGCTCTGTACAAATCAGCACTACGAACGCAGCCTTAACGATTGGCGCGTCTGGCATCGACCTCTCAAGCGCAACGCAGAATCTCACATTTAATTCTCCTGTTCAGATCAGTCTTGGCGCCGATCAGTCGTGGAATATCGGGTCCGGTCGAACTCTCACGTCAACCAGCGTCATCTCAAGCGTTTCGACTACGCGGGTGCTCACGAAGACCGGCATCGGAACCTTGGCGCTATCGGCGGCAAACACTTGGGGCGGCTCTGGCGGTGGATTCGTCGCGAGCGCAGGTCTCACGAACGCAAACAACATCGGGTCTTTCGGAAGCGCATCGAACACCGTAACCGTGAACAGCGGCGCGGCCATCGCGTTCACGGCCATTCCCAACCAGACCGCGTTCGCGGTGGCGGGAACGGGTTCGGCCTCGCAGCTCGCTGCCATGCACTCCACAGTAGCGTTTGCTGCGGGCAAGACCATCACCCTCTCGGGTGACAATGTCGCGCTGTCGTTCGGTCTTGCCGCGAGCTTTGCTGCCAAGGTGACGGGATCGTCAACTGGCGACGTCATCTTCAACTTTACGTCTGCGGCATCGACGGCGTCGTTCAACAACGCGACCACTGACTTTACGGTCGGAAGTGGCAAGTACGTTCGCATCCGCAGCGTCAACGTGACCACGGGTGCGGGTGCTCTCGGTTCGTACGTTCCCGGCGCGTCTGAGGCGGGCCTCGGAAACGCTGCCAACAAGGTATTCGTCGAGTCAACCGCATCGGTCAATTTTCCCGCATCCACAACCGTAACGGTGGCGCGAAACTACAAGTTCGACGGCGAGGCCACCAGCGGCGGTCTTGCGGCTGGCAAGAATTGGGCGATTGAGGTTGCGGGAAACGCATCAGCCATTGCAAATTTTACGGGAACCATTGAGGGAACTGCCGGAAACTATGTCAAGGTAGCCTGCACGACCTCTAGTCCCTTTGGTACGGCCAAGTTTTCGGGAGCATTCTCTGGCAGTTGGAACTTGCAAGGGTATGCAGCGGGAACCACGTACTCAATCTTGTGGTTGGATTCTACGCTCGACGTTTCCGGCTGGACGGGAAACATCGACGCGGTGTTGTTGACTTACGGTGTGTCGCCCGGTGGGGCAGTCACCTACGGTACTGCGACGACAACGCTGGATAGCTCCGTATCCAATCTTGTTGTCAGCCATACATCCTACACGCGCACGGGCGGCACAGCCGTCACGTTTACCGGCTCCAACAGTTTAACCCTTGGGCCTAGCGGCTCGTCGTGGTCTGCCGCCCCAGGATCGTGGAACGTCGCGGCAAGCACGCTCTCTCTGGGCTTTGACTTCAACGGAACGACAGGAACGCTTACAAAGTCAGGTGCCGGCACGCTTGTTCTTTCGGGCAACAACGCCACGGGAGTCACGGCTGTCAACTGGACCGCTGGCAGCCTGACGCTCAACAGCAACAACTCGGCCGGCTCGACGAGTTCTACGTTTACGGCAGCCTCTACCGGAACGCTTGATTCGACGACTGGTGCGACGCTCGCACAGACGGGCGCGAACGCGCTGAACGCCAATTTTACTTGGGGCGGATCGGGCGACCTGACTCTAAGCGCGGGCAACACGACGCTGAGCGCGGCGCGTACGATCAGCTTCCTCAACGGCAAGACCGCCAAGCTCACATTCCCCGGCAACTGGACCACCACGACGGCAGGCACGACGCTCTCCGTCGGCGGCTCGCCAGTCGGCGGGAGCAGGAGTCGTCTATCGCTTGTTGGAACGAACGCATCGCTTGCGACGACGGGCGCTGTCACCGCCGGGTACTTCCGCGTGGCGAACGCCGCCGGTCTTGGCGCTGTCGGAACGACGACCGGATGGACGGTGTCGAGCGGTGCTGCCGTTGAGGTAGACGGCACCGCGACGATTCCGAGCACGAAGAATGCGACCATCACTGGCCCTGGTCCGAACACCGACGGCGCGCTGCGCTCGGTCAGCGGGACGAACGTCTGGAGCGGAGCCATCACTCCGCCCGTGCAGTCGCTCGCCTCGCCGACGCGCATCCAAGTCGACGCCGGAACCTTTACGCTCGGGACGAGCCTCTACACGACCATCGCACCGACGGTCTCGGGTACGCCGCTTCAGTTCACAGCCCTTTCGAGCGCGACGCTCAATCAGCAGCGTCAGCTCACTGCGAACGTCAGCGACGTCACCGTCAACAACGGCGGAACCGGCACGGTCGTCTTCTCAGTCGCCAACTCGCACACGGGCGGCTTTACGGTCGAGGGCGGCACAGCCAAGGTCACGAACGCCACCGCGACCAGCACCGGCACCGTGCAGGTCAACGCGACCGCGACGCTCGAAAGCACCGTGCAGTCTCAGTTCACCACGCTGCGCCTCGGAACGAACGGCTCCGGGTCGCGAGCCATCCTCAAGTTCGCCGCGTAACAGGAGATACCTCATGGCCCTCGTCGGAAACTGCATCCCCTCGAAGAACGACGTCTACTTTGACTTCCTCGCCGCCTACGCTCGCGTCCTCTCGGTGACCAGCGAGAACGTCGCCAACGCGGTCTCGTTCATCAAGGTCGAGATCCACGCCGATGCTTTGGCGCGTCAGGCGCAGGCCGTGCCGGTCGTCGGCCGCGTCTACAACGCCCCGACGAGCGACCTGCCGGCGGCCGCGACGCCGATCGAGTCTGCGTATCTCTGGCTCAAGGCGCAGCCCGACTTTGCCGGTTGGGTGGACGCCTAGTCAGTCACTCGTGTCTGCTCGCTTGCGGTAGGAAGCGAGCAGACGCGACAACAGGAGATCGCACCGTGCCCGAGTGGATCATCGCAGCAGTCCCGGTTGGTTTGAGTATCCTCGGCGGCTTGTGGAAGGTCGCCTCAGAGATCAACAAGCTGTCCTTTGCGGTGGATACGCTCGGCAAGGTGTTGCATGAGCTGCGTGACGATCAGGCGCAGCTTCGACGCGAGGTCGCTGGCTTGCGCACCGAGGTCGAAGTTCTCAAAGCCCGCACGGAGGCGCACTAATGATCCGCAACTTCACCATCGACATCTCTGACGTGACCGCATACCCGACGCAGGCTCAGGTCCAGATTCCGTTTCTTGCTCGTTCGTCGTCGGTCGTTTCGCGGCATCCGTCAGCCATCGTGAGGGTGTCTCTCGACGGCGTCGTCGACGCCTCGAGTATCGACTCGTCGCGCCTCGCTGGTATGTCGTTCGGCACGCCGACGCAGGTCGTGTGGCTGTGTCGAGATCCCGGCTCAATCACGCCCGAGACTGTTCTCGTCGACGTGACTCTTGAGGATGTCATCTACTGACGCCACCACGCTGGCGCCTTGCGCGTGGCCGCTCGACGAGCACGGCTACGCCAGGCTGTCGGACCTTCGTCTCGACGCTCCGCCTTGCGCGTTGCCCGATGGGCTGCGGGGTTGGGTGGCGCAGGAGCGTCTCGTTGACGAGTACGGCCACGAGGTATACGTCGACGGCGTCGACTACAGGTGTCAGCACCGCGACACGCCCGAATGGAAGGCCGCGCATCGCAAGCATTGGTCTGTGCGACACGCGACGAAGGAGAAGCACATGGACGAGGTCAAGCAGCCAGAGGTCGGCCCGCAAATGCCCGCGCCCGTCGTGACGACGGCGACCGTCAGCGTCCCTCACGACGCGCCGCCCGACATCATGGCGCTCATGCCGAAGGATGGCAGCGCGAGCCTCATCACCGTTCTTCTGGCCCTCATCGTCACGGCCGGCGCCATCGCGTGGAAGTTTGGTCCTGGCTGGATGGAGGCCAAGCGCGAGCGCGAGGCCAAGCAGGCGGAAATCGAAGAGAAGAAGCTCGATCAGGCGGCAAGCCAGCACGTCGACTGCAAGGTCGCGCGCGACGAACTAGCGTTCAAGGTCGCCTCGGTTGAGTCGCAGGCGTCGAGCCTCGCCTCCCGCGTCGAAGAGATCGCCGGCAAGGTGGAGCAGCAGGGCTCTGTAGCGGTCGGCGGCGACGACGTCGAGAAGCGGGTTGGCAAGGTCGAAAAGGCACTCAAGGCACTCCAGAAGGCGCCGAGCGCGCCCAAAAAGGGCAAGTCATGAGCCTCGACGGAATCATCAATCTCGTCGGCATCGTCGTCCCTGTCGCCTCGCTCGCGGCCTCGGTGCTGAACCAGCGCATCCGCAACGCGCAGGCCGAGGGCGCGTCGGTGGCGCCGTGGATTCTGACGTTTGCGGCCGCCATCAATGCCGTTGCGCTGAACGGCGACAAGGCAGTGCAGGCGGTCAAGCTCGTGCGAGGTGGCAAGTGAAGTCGGCCAAGGACTTCGGCTGGTTTCTTCTCGCGGGCGTCGTCGGCATGCTCGGCGCGCTGTGGGCGGCGATGTCGTCGTTCGCTCGCAAGTCGAGCGCCGAGAAGGCGACAATCAAGCTCAACGAAGCGGTCAAGGCGCACGACGTGGGCGCGGAACTGCGCGCGAAGGTTGCCGAGGCAGTTGCGGCGAAGGCTCAGGCGCAGGCCGAGCAGGAGAAGGCCCGTGACACTGTCGACGTGGCGAACGACCTTATCGACGGCCTGTCTGCTGGTGCTGACAAGCCTGTCGGCGAGGGCTGACGAGAAGCCCTGCCGACGTAACGCAGACGGCTCGGTGACGTGCTCCGAGGCCGGGCTCAAGACTCTGACCGACGCGGTACTCGACGCGCGAGCGAAGAACGTCGCGCTCGTCGCACGGCTCGACGCGGCGCAGGTCGACAAGACCGAGATTCGACACATTCTTGACGTCTGTCGCGCGGACCTGCGTGCGGTCCCGCCTCCGCCTGATCCAACGTGGCAGCGCGTCGGCTACTCTCTCGGCGTCGTCGGAGGGTCGATGATTGCTAGTGCGGTCTGGGTCGAGGGCTTCGACCGGCGCGCGGCCCTCGGCGGCTTCGGCGCAGCGGCCTTGGCGGCCGGCTTCTTCGTGGTGACTTGGTAGCCCACGTCCTTTGGCGAGCGACGGTCCCAGAGCAGCAGCAGCAGGCCGAGGAGCTCGAGCGGCATCATCGCAGTGGCGTCCTCCTGGTCGTCGCGGCAGATGGCGACAGGCCAGCAGTCGGCGCCCGAGCTTGCAATGGCGTTGCGAGCCTGACGCAGCGCGGCGCGCGAGTCGGTCTTCTTTCCGCGCTTCAACTCGAGCCAGAGCGGCCACCCGCCGGGAGTCAAGACGTCGGGCTCCTCGGCGGTCCCGCCTCTAGGCTGCGAGAGGCCGCGCTTGGCTTCGATGCCGACCGTCTCGCGAAGCCACGCAGCGACCTCGCGCTCGAAGCCGTGACCCTTCGTCCTGCTCGCTCGTCCGCCCATGTGTGCACCTTCGCACCGTGCGTTGCCGTTGTCACGCGGTAGCGTTTCGCGTACCTTGCGCGTCTTCCGACAGGGGTGCGCGTGCAGGTCGAGTTCCGCAACGTCTCGTGCCGCATCGTCCGAGCGGACGACTACGAGCGCGACTGGTTGCGACAGCTCCTCACGTTTCGGACGGTCGGTGCGACCGGCGTCGAGCGGCCGATGTGCTTGCTCGACGAGGTTGCGCAAGAGTTTCCGAGCGGCTTCCTGCCCATCGTCCAGTCGCGCGCGTCGAAGGAACTCCGCACGCTCGACGTCCTCGACCTCCGCCCGGCATCGCCTGCGCGCGACGAGAGCGTCAACGTGTCTTGGCTGCGCGACTATCAGCGGGCGGCACTGGAGGCCGTTTGCGCTCGCGAGCGGGGCATCCTCTGGCTTCCAACAGCCGCCGGCAAAACGGCCTGCGCCTCGAGCATCGTCGCCTCGTTCCCGCAGTCACGGTGGCTGTTCCTCGTCCACCGGCTGAGCCTGCTCAATCAGACGGCCGAGAGCTTCCGCAAGTTCACGGGCGAGACCGCTGGCAAGGTCGGCGAGTCGGGCTGGCGCCCTCGACGGTTCACGGTCGCCACCTTCCAGACGCTCGCGGCGAGGTTGGCGAACGGCGACGCCGAGGCGCGTGCGCTGCTTGAGTCGGTCGACGGCGTCATCGCGGACGAGTGCCACGCCGTCGCGAGCACGACCGCCACAGCCATCTTCGGCGCGGCGACGAACGCGCGCTACCGCATCGGCCTGAGCGGCACGCCGCTCGCCCGAGGTGACCGCAAGTCGAGCCTCGTCGTCGGCGCGACCGGCCCGGTCATCTACCGGATGCGCCCGGAGGTGCTCGTCGAGCGCGAGGTGCTCGCGAGGCCGACCATAATCATGGCCGACTGCTGGCAGGACGAGCTCGACGACGCGACGTGGCCGACGGTCTACGACCGACTCGTCGTCCACTCGGCGAGGCGTAACGCGCTCGTCGTCGAGGCCGTGCGGCGCTCTGAGAAGCCTGCGCTTGTCTTTGTACAGGCGGTCGAGCACGGGCAGGTGCTCATGCGGGCCTTCGCCCGCGTCGGCCTCCGAGCAGCCTACGTTCACGGGGCGCACACGACGGAGCAGCGAGAGGCCGCCATCGAGCAGCTCGTCGAGGGGCGCATCGACGTCCTCGTCTGCTCCGTGATCTTTCAAGAGGGCGTCGACATCCCGGCGCTGCGAAGCGTTGTCATCGCGGCCGGCGGACAGTCGACCATCGCAGCCATTCAGCGCGTCGGGCGCGGACTGCGAAAGGCAGAAGGCAAGACCTCCTGCACGGTGTGGGAGCTCAACGACCGAGGCCAGCGGTGGCTTGAGGCGCACGCGCGCGCTCGACGCCTCGCATACCAGGCCGAGGGTTACGAGGTGCGCGTGGAGCACCTGGGAGAAGGCGAATGACGAAGGTACGCACAGAGGAACTACAGGAGGCGCTCGCCCTCGGGCTGCGCGTGGGGCGGACGGATGGAACGACTCAGGTGCGCCTTGAGGGCCACGGCGACACGCTGCGCGTGAGCGTCAATGTGGTCGGCGACTGGTACGAGCGGCGGCTCGGCGTCTCGGGTGGCATCTCGACGCTGCAGGCCGTCGTGTCGTTGCGGCATCTCGCGGCGGTCGTCGGGGCGCTGCACGGCGAGGCGACGACGCTGGACTGCCCGTCGCTCGGCCGCCGGCTGTCGGTATCGAGCGGCGCAGCTCGCTTCGGCGTTCCGGTCATCGACGCGGACAGCGCAGCCATCTCGGTGCCGTGCAAAGCCGACGACCTGTCGCCGCAGTGGGACAAGCTCTCGTCGGCCTTCGAGCGCGTCGCGCACGCGGTCGGTCAGGATCAGACGCGGTACACCCTCTGCGGCGTCAGCCTCTCCCGCGACGGCGACCGGCTCGCGCTCATGGCGACGGACGGGCATCGGCTTGCGATGACGCGCACGGCGTGGCCTGTCGGTCTCACGCTTGACGAGGACGCACACGTCATCGTCTCGGCTGACTCGGCCAAGCTGCTGCGAGCCTGCGCGAAGGCGGAAGGCCGGTTTGCATTCGAGGCGAACGCCATCCACTACGCTGACGACTCGCAGGCGCTCGTCATGCGTCTCATCGACGGACAGAGCCCCGACTGGCGCAGCGTCGTCGAGGCGGTCGGCGAGGGGCAGACGGTCACAGTCGAGAGCGGCCTCCTCGTCGAGACGACAGAACAGGCGAGGGCTATCGGCGGCGGGTCGCTGCGCGTCAAGGCCACGATGGCCGGGCAGTCGGTGACCCTGACGGCAGCAGACGCCGACCTCGGCGAGCTCGTCGTCACGCACGACGCGGCAGTCGTCGGCGCCGACACGGAGAGCGACATCGGCCTCAATCCGAACTACCTGCGCGAGAGCGTCAAGGCCATCGGCGGCGCGTCGGTCGACCTGCGGCTCGTGTCGCGGGAGGAACCCATCCTCGTCCTGCCGCACGGCGAGACGGTCGCGTCGGCGAAGACGCTGTCCGTCATCATGCCGGTGCGAATCTGAGCGGAGAAACAAGCGAGCCCGCCGAATGGTCGGCGGGCTCGCTCGGAGAGCTGGGACTCTCTACTGACAGTCGCGGGGGGACGACCGTCAGACCTTGTGTTCTAGCGCAACCACGAGTTCGGCGTGCAACTTCGGTGACCGCCGAATGGCGCGGATCACAGCGCGAAGAAGCGCCTCGTCGTGCTGGACATCGTCCTCATCGTCAGGCGTCTGCTGCTCATGCTGCGTGACGTACGCGACGGCATCGTCTCGCCAGTAGGTCGTGGTACGGCTCATCGCTCTCCTCCGTAGCATTCGTGGACGTCGCCACGCCAAGAGTGCGCGTCTGGCTTCAGTCGCACATTGCCCAGCAGCAGGCGCGGCGCTGTGTAGTCGACTCGCGGCTGGTCGGGCGTCGTCCAGATTGCCCACTCGCCCGGCGCCGAAGGCAGGTACGACGCCGAGCAGACGATGGGTACGCGCGCGCCGGTAAAAGCGTGCACAGCAAGGTGGACCGGACGGTGACACTTGTCACAGTAGCGGTCACTCACGACGGGAGCCCGCCCACCAGTCGCGCAACGCCCACGGGCGGTCGGACGACTCGGTCACGACTGCACGTCCTTCACAACGTCGAGCCGCAGCTTCTCAAGTTCCGTCGCGAGGGCAATGTTCCCGGCGACGACCTTCGGGAGCTCGTAGAGGAGCCCCTGCACCTGCGTCAACGCCTGCACGGCCTGCGCGATGATGCCCTGCACGCGAGCGACCTCGGGGTGAACGGCCTCGGCTGCGGCCTGCTCGGTCTGCTCAGTTTTCTCAGTCTTCTCAGTCTTCTCAGTCTCGGACATGGTGTTCTCGTTGCCCTTTCGGGCGGCTGTGCCCTTGCGGGCGGTGTCAGTGGACGGACGGGTCGGACATCGGCTCGTCAGCCCCGGGGATGCGCAAGGCGCGCATCTCCTCGGTCGCCTCGCCGAACAATAGCCACTCGTCGGAGCCGTGCTTCGTCGCACGGGCGGCGTACTCCTCGAGGAGCTCGGCGGCGCGCTCTCGCACGGCAAGGCCGTTGCCGGCGGCGATCTGCTCAGCAGCGTAGGACCACGCCTCGCGTTCGAGGTCGCCCAGCGCGGCCCATGGCGGCGTCAGAGCGATCAGGTCGGGCGAGGTCTTGTCGAGGCGGAGGTGGATGGCTGCGAGAAGCACTTGGCCGAGGTTCGTCTTGGACATTGTCGGCCTCCTCCTACTTGTTCATCGCGACGCAGCGAGCGTCAGACGATCCGTGGTCGAGGACGCACTGCTGGTAGTCGTCGAGCCCACGCTGCTGGGTGCAGCTCACGACGGCGAGCAGCGCGAGGCCGAGGGCAAGGCCGACAGCAATCAGCCAAGTCGGCGTCTCGGCGTAGACCAGTTCAACGGTCGTCGCGAGCGGGAGCAGCTTGCGGGAGGGGAGATTCTTGGGGGCGTCGATGAGCATCTGTCTTCTCCGTGCCCAGGCGTCAGTGCCGGGGTGAGTGGACTTTGCGACAGGTCACGCGGAGAGGCAAGAAAAAATCGACGCAGCGTCAACAGAGAGACGGCCGGCCCCTCGCGGAACCGGCCGTCGGCCTCAAGGTGCGACCGCCGAAGGTGGTCAGGCGATGCGAGGATCGTGGGTGTCGTACTGCTCGTACTTCGATGCGCCACCGACGCGGAACATTGAGAGGTGCTGTCCGCGTTGCGCCTTGTTCGGCGGGTAGCGGTGACCGATGTGCACCCACGTCGGCTCACAGATGACTTGGTCGAGCTTGATGGCTGACGCGATCACGGCGTCGCACATGGCCTTGCGCGACACCTTCAACGGCTTGATGTCGGCCGCCATGCCGTGGCTGTGTGCCGAGGTCTTTGAGGAGCCGGGGATCGCAGCGTTCAGTGCATCGGAGCGGTAGCCCGAGTTGATATGCATCGGCCCGATGAGTGCGCGGATGGGTTCCAGCGCGTTGACGCAGAGCGATTCGAGGTTCGCGAGAATCTCGGGCGTCGGGTCGTTGTCGATGCCCTTTGACCGAGCGGTCGGGGAGTCGAGCATCTCCGACAACTTGAAGTGAGGGGACAACTGCTTGTCCTCCACCTTTCCTGCGCCTTTGCAGCGCGGACACGTCTTGTGCTTCCCCCAGCATTTTGGGCAATCCATCTGCATCGGAGACTCCTCGCGGGCGCGGAGAAAAGCGCGGCCCGTCGGTCGAGTCCCTACTCCGCACCGCCGTGCGCTTCGCGCACCTTGCCTGCGTACCAGGCGTGCTCCTGACAGAGACGGGTGCGACTGTGCGCTGCGCAGCGATGCGGGCACGAGGCATCGAACGAGCAGGGATGCGCGACCGAGTAGTGCGAGGAACAGAAGCCGAGACGGTTCGTCACGGTGACGGCACAGCCGGCAAACGCACACGGGCGGTCAACCTTGACGGGACAGTCGCTCACGGCATCTCGACGCGATGGACAACGCCGCCGCGCGCCCAGACCTCAACGTGTTGACCCATCATTCGCCACACCTCGGCGCGCATCGCGTCGTCGGCGAGGCGGAACCATCGGACGTCGCGGTCGCCCTTCGTGCCGACCGACACGCCGAGCTGATAGCCGTCGGAGAGCATCATCACGGCAAAGCAGAGGCCGCCGACGTGCTGCGTCAGCGGCGCTTCTTGCTCGGCGCTTCGGG